GATGCCGTTCTTCAGCCGGACGGTGCGGTGCTCTTCGATGACTGTCCTGGCCGCCATCTCGCAGTTGCGCCAGAGCTTCACCACGCTGGGGTTGGCCCCCCGCCACTGGTCCACGACGCTCTGGAGCTCGTCCTCCGGGATGGTGCCGCCTTTGTCCATGCGCTTCATGGCGCCGACGCCGCCCTGGTAGCCGCAGGCCAGAACTGCGACCTTTCCCTTTTGGCGGAGGTGGCTGTTGGCTCCGTGCTTTTCCACGGGCACGTGGTACATCATGGAGGCGGTCTCGCAATAGATGTCCTTGCCCTGCCGGAAAGCCTCCAGGGTCCATTCCTCGCCGGCGATCCACGCCAGCACTCGGGCCTCGATGGCCGAGAAGTCAGAGACGACGAAGCGGCAGCCCTCTGATGGGATGAAGGCCGTCCGGATCAGCTCAGAGAAGACGAAGGCCGTCTCTCCGAACAGCGTGCCCATGGTCTCGAAGTCTCCCTCGGCTGCCAGCTCGCGGGCCAGGGCCAGATCCGGCAGCGTGTTCTTGGCCAGGTTGTGCGTCTGCACCAGACGGCCGGCCCAGCGTCCGGAGCGGTTGGCGCCGTAGAACTGAAGGATGCCTCGCAGCCGGTGATCCTGGCAGTGCGCCACCAGCATCGTGCTGTACTTGGCCACGCTGGTCTTGCCCAGGGCGGTGCGGATCTCCAGCACTCTCCGGACGACGTCCGGGAGATCCGGATCTCGCAGCGCTTCGGTGATGGTGTCCTTGGTGACGCTGGTCATCTCCACGCCCTGCTCTGCGAGCCAGCGCTTCAGCTGGGCCAGGCTGTTTGGGTTTTTCAGCCCGGTGAGCTCCTGGGCTTCTTCCTGGAGCTCCTGCCGGCGCTGGGTGTCATATTCGACGATCTTCTCGACCATGGGGATGTCGAGCGCCACGCCGTTGTCGTTCATGTGTTGGTCCAGAGCCCAGAGCTCCTGCTCTGACTCCGGTGTCTTGTAGATGGATAGCTTCCGTAGGATCTCCTGCTCGGTCACAACGTCCTGCCGGTTGTAGCTCTTGTAGAGTTGCCACTTGGCCGGGTCATGCTGTGGGAGGTTGCGCGTCCTCTGGCCGTTGGTCCGGGTCGGCTTGCACGGCTTCGAGAAGAACTGGATCAGAGCCTTGCCCTGGGGGTCCTTCAGCTTCTCGGGAGGAAGGCCCAGCGCCTCGCCGGCGCCTGCCAGATTGCCCGGCAGGCCCAGCGTCAGCGCCTTGACCATCGTGCAGCGCCACTCCTCCGGCGGCATGGGCTTCTGGAGCCACTTGGCCAGACAGGTGCGCTCGAAGTTCGCGTTGAAGGCGGTCTTGACGATCTGGGGATCGAGGAGGGCCTCGCAGAACTCGGCCATCATGTCAGGATCAGCATCGAAGCAGTCGATGGTCTTGACGTCGTCCTCGCCCCAGTCGTCGAAGATGTACGAGATGAGCAGGATGTCGAAGTCGGGCGCCTCCACGTAGGCGTAGACGCCCGCCTCGGCCAGGTCCACGGAGCTATAGGTTTCTATATCCACGCCCATAACTCGGTGCATCTGTATGTCCTCCTTAGAAGTCCTCGTCGTCCTCGAAGTCGTCGCCGCCGAAGTCGGACTCGGCAGAAGCACGGGCAGCGCCCAGGCGGTCGTCGTCCTTCAGCTTCTGGATGTTATTCAGACCGACGCCGACGCCCTTGTTGCCGTTGGTGTTGAAGGGGAAGAAGTTGATGGAGGCGCGGCCCCAGCAGCCGGAGTAGACCTCGTCGGGGTCCAGGATCTCGTTCAGATCCTTGTCCACGATGCCGGGCTTCTGGGTGCTGTTGCAGTTGAGGAAGTACATACCCTCGTACTCAGGAGCCTCATCGGCACGCTCGGCGTCGCCGTCGCGCAGAGGCTGCTTCAGGTTGGCGGGCTTCTTGCCGCCCCACTTGGAGCTGATGCCGTCCTGGACAGCTGCGTCGATGGCTGCCTTGATCTTCTTGATGGTGGCCTTGTCCTCTTTAGGGATCAGCAGGCACACGCTGTACTTGGCGTCCTGGCCAGCCTGGAAGGCACGGCTCTTGAAGATGTTCACATAGCTGAAACGAACTTTTCCGGTGATAACTTTGGTAGTAGACATTTTATAATCCTCCTTAATTAGAACGGCGCGACTTCGTCGTCGCCGGTGGTGAAGTCGGCCTGAGCCGCTTCGGTTGTGTTGATAGCTTCGCGTTTATCAGACTCCGGCACGAGGACCGGCTTGCCTGCGGGTTTGATCAGCAGGTCGCCCAGAGTGGCGGCCAGCTTCTTCTTGCCGACGAGCTTCTCCATCTCGGTGATGCCGTAGAGCTTGCGCTGGTAGAGCATTGCCTCGTCGAAGCCGGCAGCTTTCAGCCTGTCGGCCACCTGGATCTCGTCTGCGTACTTGCGATTGCTGCGGCCTTCGACCAGCTTCCAGCCGTCGTAGTGCTCACCGGCCAGGGCCTGCTCCAGAGCGTAGGCGCTGACTTCCTCGGCCCACTTCTTCAGGTGCTCAGCCTTGGCCAGCACTTCGCCGATCTCCTCGCTGGAGAGCAGCGGGGGCTTCTGGAACTCCAGACGGGCCAGCTCCAGGTTGAACTCGGCANNNCCTTCGCCGGGCAGAAGCGGCACCAGTCGCCGGCCACAAAGTAGTCGGAGCCCTCCATGGCCATGATGGCGCGGGGCGCGACTTCCTCCTCGCCCCAGAGCAGCAGCTCCTTCAGGATGACGACCTCGCTGTCAACGTGATCGAGGCGGGGCTGGACGACGGTGGTCTTCACGGTGTCGAAGTCGTAGAGATCGCCGAACAGAGAGACGGCGCCCAGGCCGTAGAGGCGGAACTGGGGGTTGCTCTTGGCCTCGACCTTGATACCTTTGCCGTACTTCAGGTCGATGACCTGGATCATGCTGCCGCCGATGATCACGGCGTCGGAAGTGCCGAAGCCCTCCGGGATCCATTGGGAAAGATCGAGGCGCTGCTCGATCATCAGCTCGGCGCCTTCGCCGGCTGCGGCGAACTCCTCCAGGACGGTCTCGACATAGAAGTCGGTGGCCTCGTCCATCTCGCCGTTGTAGTAGTCGTCCTGCTGGATCTTGGCCAGGCGCTTCTTGTACTGGGCGTCGGTGATCTCATGCAGGACGTGGCGGAGCTTCAGCTCGGCCAGGCTGTGGGCGACTGTTCCCTCGTCGGCGTAGCTGCTGGAGCCAGGATCCGGACACTGATCAGACAGGGCGACGGATCCGGGGCAGTTGATCCAGCGGTATGCGGCCGATGCGGAGCAGCGGGCGTGCTTAGTCGGCATTGGTTTCCTCCTTTGCTGCTTCCATGAGCTTCGGCAGGTCGGCAAGTGCGACCTCGGTGAGCTTGCCCTTGCCGGTCTGCTCGTTGATGAGTTCCGCCGCACGGTTGTAGCCGCGCTTCTTGTTGAGGGCTGCGAGCTGCTTGCGGACGGTGATGCGGAAGTCCTCGGTCACTTCTGCGGGCGCAGCGGGTGCAGCATCGTCAGCAGACTCAGGAGAGGGCTCAGCTTCCGCAGGAGCGGTCTTTTCGACCTTCTTGGTGTTCTTCTTAGGGGCAGGGTCCTCCGGTGCTTTCTGGGGCTCCTGGACGGCCTCAGCGGGTGCAGGAGCGTCCTCTGTTTCCTTGGATGCCTGGGCGAGCAGGTTCGGGGACTCGACGCCCATGTACTGCTTGAACTCGTTCAGGTTTGCAAATTCGACGGTGATCTTCATGCTTTTATTTCCTCCTTGTTTGTGTTATACTGGGGCTGTGTTCTATTGGGCTCCGAGGCATTAGCTTCGGGGCTCAATCTTTTTGTGCAGCCATAGGCACCACCTCCTTCACAGTCTCAGGCTCCTCAGCCTCTGCGGTTTCCACGCTTCTCAGGATCGCCCGGTAGGCCGAGCGGGCCAGCATTGTCAGGTCAATGTCTTCCATGCGCTTGTCCTCCTTAGATGGTTTTGATGGTCTGATGACCTATGCAGCCGGTCCCCCCCCCGCTCCCACACAAACCAGGAGTAGCTGGTGGCGTCGGTGCCTCGGCCGGTGAAGCTGGGGCGCTTGTGCAAGGTGTAGAGACCGCTGAGCGGGTGCTCCTGCCACCACTTGAAGCGCTTCTCGCTCTCCAGGAAGTTCGTCCGGAGCAGGAAGATCAGCAGGCCACCAGGGTGCAGCAGCTCCAGGCTCTTGTTGATGAAGTCCAGGGCCAGACTGTAGGGCGGGTTGCCTATGATGACATCGTAGCCGCAGTCGGGCTCGTAGTCGAAGAAGCTGCCGATTGTGACGTTGTCAGCCAGAGCTTCCAGGGTGCCCCGCTCCTCCGGTCGCAGCTCCACGGCGTCGATCCGGTTGTCATATCCGCCTTCCCTCAGCACTTTGACGATCTGGCCGTTGCCAGCAGAGGGCTCCAGGATGCGGTCGCCGGAGCTGATGCCATCGAAGTTGGCCAGGAAGGCCTGGACGGTTTCCGGCGGGGTGGCATAGAAGTCGTAGGCCTTGCGCTCGCAGCCTCGGTTTGTGGCGCTCATTGTGGTGCCCACCTGCTTCCTTCGCAGATGAAGTAGTCGTCGGCCGGGATGTAACTCTCCAGGACGAGAGCGGTCGGGCTGCCATCGTGGCTGCAGCAGGCGTCACAGATGTGATCGCCTTCGCCTATCGGCTGCATATTGGCGCAGGTCTCGCAGCACTTGAAGGGCTCCGGCTTGCGTTGTCTGTTCTTTCTTCCCATGTGTGTCCTCCCTTTGAAATAAAGTAAGCTCAAAGTTTACTTAGAATGTAAAAAAAATAGCTTCCACGGTGCTGTTGAAATAACGGGCCAGCGCCACCTTGATGTCATCAGCCGGCACTCGCTCGCCGCGCTCGTAGAAAGAGATCGCCATGGCGGTCACGCCGATGGCGT